CTGGCTCTCCGTGCCCTCCATGAACTACGACGCAACCAACGGCTGGTTCCCTGTTGGGTCGGCGCAGTCGCTCAACGGCCACGAGGACTTCACCCACACGAACCCTCAATTGAGGTATCAGCGACATTGGGGCTTTGACGCTGGCGAACTTGACCTGCGATGGGAGACGAATGAAATGTCGTGGATGAACACGCCGCACGGCGGCTCACGGGTATATTTCCCCTATGCTGGCGGCTCGTTCATGACGGTCGGTGAAGGCGAGACCGAGGGCGACGGCATCGCTGGCTGGCCTATTTGATGCAATCACCGCAACCCTGTTTCTTTGACCGTTGGGTCCGATTTTTTGCGTTCTTTATATACACTCATGTGTTTCCTTTGTCCCGACACCTTAATATAGGAGTGTCCCCTACGGTTAAACATGCAGAACCAAGAAGCATACACCCAAGCCCGACGCTACGCCGCCCGCCCCGACACCCACCCATTCTTCGGTCGGATTGAGTCCCCCGAGTGGATTCACCAAGAACTCATTCGCTCCGCCTACGGGCGAGCCTACACCGAGGTCGGCCGTGGAAAGTCCAAGCGGTTCCTCAAGAACACCGTTTCCCTTGAGTCCGTCCTCGCCAGCCAGCGCCGCCAACACCGCTATTGGGCCATGGGTGGCTACAATGTCTCCGACGAGCAAAGCCAAGCCCTTGACGACTTGGTGGAGGCTGGGATTTTCACCATTGACACGAACTGTCATTCTCGCTACCCATTGGGCGTCGTCCGTTTGCACGATTGAAATAGGTGGGGACACCTACACGGTCCATGAGCGTGGTCCGCATCAACATCCCAAGCAAGGGCAACCTGCCCGACCTTCGGGAGAAGGTGCGGCCCGACTTCCCCATGCCGTCGTTTCGCAAGTTCCAAGCGGAGGCACTCAGCGTCGCCTATTGGGCGCTTGAGAACGACGACTTTCACAACATCGTGATTCAAGCCCCCACGGGCATTGGGAAGTCCGCCATCGCCATGACGATTCAGTCGCAGTTCAAGTCGGCCTACCTGCTCACACCGTCTTTGGGCCTCACGGAGCAATATAAGGCGGACTACGGCCACCGATTGGAGGAGGTGCGGGGTCGGTCCAATTTTGACTGCTGGGTGCGCTCGGGGACCGCCAAGGGCGCGCCCTGTTGGACGAGAACCAACGGGTCATGCAAGCATTCCAAGCGCAAGGAGGACGGCGGGGAACCCTGCCCGTATTATGAGCAACGCTTCGCCGCCGAGGACGCTCGCTTGACGCTCTCAAACCCAGCCTACCTGTTCCGAGCCGTTCGCGGCTACACGAACTTTGACCAGCGTGAGTTCGCCATCGTGGACGAGGCTCACGACATGGAGGCGTTCATTCACGACCTGTTGGAGGTTCGTCTGAGCGCCAAGGAGTGGACCACCGTGTTCGGCAAGGGTCGCTTCCCCAACCACCTCACGCCGAAGGATTGGCGAGAGGAAATCAAGGAGCGCATTGAGGTGGCTCGCAAGGTGCTCAACGAGGCCGAGTCGGACCTCAACATCACCAAGTCTGAGAAGGAGGTGGAGAGCATTCGGGATGCCGTGTCCAAGATGGAGACTGCGCTTGAGGTGCTCGTCCAACCCAACAATGTGCACATATCGTTTGAGAACAACCGATGGGGCGAGTTCCTCATCATCAAGCCCATTCGGGTGCGGAACTACGCCGCTGAAATCCTTGAGAGCGTCGCCGAGCGTCGCATTTTCCTCTCGGCCACCGTGCTTGACATTGACACCTTCCTCCACGGGTTGGGCCTTGAGGACCAACGCACGCTATACATCAACATCACTCAGTCGCCGTTCCCGAAGGAGAACTTCAATGTGCACTATGTCCCATGCGGCTCAATGTCGTGGGGCAAGCGCAAGCACACCATCCCGAAGCAGGTCAAGGCGCTGGACGCCATTCTGAAGCAATACCCGAACAAGCGTGGGGTTATCCTGCCGCATAGCCACGCCATACGCAAGGAGGTGGTGGACGGACTGATTGCCGCTGGACACGGAGACCGAATCCGAACTCACGACTCCAACGCTCGTGCTCGGGACGAGGTGCTCAACGAGTTCTTCACCAGCGACCGAGACGACCTCGTTCTCATCAGCACCTATGTGGGGCAGGGCTTTGACTTCAAAGGCAAATTGGCCGAGTTCCTGTGCATTCTCAAGGTGCCCTACCTGCCGACGAACGACCCCGTTATCGGCGAGCGCATGATGCAGGACGAGGAGGCTTGGCGGAGGGTCCACGAAGGCACTCCCTCGTGCCCGTATGAGCCTCCAAGCAAATATAGCGGCGAACTGTGCGGGGCTGGCTTCACATGCCCTGCACCGTGTCAAAAGTGGTATCAATTGCAGACGGCGCTTCAAATCGTGCAAGGCGCAGGGCGCGTCGTGCGTAGCCCCGACGATGTGGGGCACCTGTTCATCCTTGACGGGGCTTGGCCGCGATTCGCTCGGACCAGCGGGCACCTGCTCCCGTCTTGGTTCAAGGACAATGTGCAAGAGGCTCCACGCTGGCTCAAGCGACAGTTATAGGCCGACAGGTTAATATAGGGGCGCTCCCTACGGTATAACATGAGCGCAAATGTGAGCAACCCTGCGAGGACGGTTTGGTGGCGTTATACCGACGCCGCCAAAGGACAAATGAGCCGTGCTCATGACGGCTGGGACACGGAGCGCCATGTCGGCCAACACGGTGCCCACCGTGCCTACATGGACGAGTGCATCAGCGGTTCCCGCACGGCTGGGAACTCGGGCTATTGCCGTGCCGTTGCTCCTTATTGGAACGCTCGGGACACGGCCTATTATGTCCAAGGCATGAGCGGTATGGACGCCGCCGCTGAGGGCTACAAAGCCATGATGGAGCGCTACAACATGCCCGCTCCCGAGTGGGCTTGGTGGGTTTGAACTTTGACCGCACGCTTAATATAGGTGTGGTTCCAATTGGGGGACATGAACAACCCCCAACCCGACGAACCCCTTGGAGTCGTGGCCTTCCATGTCCCGACCGAAGCCCGCTACATCATGAAAACCGTGTCCCTCATGGTGATGATGAACGCAACCATCCCGATGCAACACAACGCCTTGGCGCTTGCCTGCGGCGAGACTGAACACGCTCCCGTGATTGACCAGCGACGGGGGTTGTTGGAGTGAACATTTTCTTCACCGACGAACACCCAACCATCGCCGCTCGGAACCTGTGCGACGACCATGTGGTCTCGCAGTTCAAAGAGACGATTCAAATGCTCGTGGCCGCCGCTTTGCTCCGTGGGGCTGACCCCAACGCCATGCCCCTCACACTCTCGGGCCGCCCGCACCGTGGGGGCTACAAACACCACCCATGCACACGCTGGGCGTCTGAGAACCCAGCGAATTGGAATTGGCTCTGCGACCATGGCCTCGCCATCGGCGAGCAGTTCCGTATGCGCTTTGACAACCACACCAGCATTCTCCACGACCAAATCCGACTGCTGGCCGTGTCCCGAGACACCATCCTCCGCCACTTTGACGAGGAGTGGGGCATGACAGAGCCAGCCCGTGCGCTGAACCAAAGCATCGGCGAGAACCTTGACCTTCTCGGCGACGACATCACCACGGTAGAGGCATACCGCCTCTATTATCAGCGGGACAAGCGGGCCTTCGCCGAGTGGAAATATACGCCTGCTCCCGATTGGTTTTGAGCGGTAGGTTAATATAGGAGTGTATGCTACGACTATACATGGACAACCAAACCGACCTGCAAGAACTGATGCAAGCCAACGCCGTTATCGTGCTGAACGAGTGGACCAAGCGCAAATATGAAGCGAGTGGACTGCGAGACGGCAGGGTCAAGACTTTCAACGACATGAAGGAAGCGAACGCCATGTTTGCTGGAATCAAAGGCCAAGGCATTCCCGCCGCCCTCGTCAAGTTCCCCGAAGGCTGGGGCTACAACGCAGACCTCTTCATGGCTAAGTGTCCCCTGTGCACCGACTCCGACGCTCCCGTGTGCAACGAGACCGTCTGCGACGAGTGCAAGCACGACGCCACGAACTCGTGAAGGCTCAATAACCCGTGCCCCCATCGTTGAGGCATGGGCGACGAGACCGAACGCTTCCAGCGCATCGTGAGAGCGCCTGCGGACGACCCGTTCATCATCAGCCCACCCAAGGTCCTGTTGGACGAGGTGGAGCGGCTGGGACAGGACCCACGGCGCCCAAGGACGGCCGTTGCTCGCTGGGCCTCACGGATATGGGCCGAGACGGAGCGAGAGCGAATCCGCCGAGCGCCAGCACCAGCGATGAACTCCGTGCCCTCTGAGAAGGAACTCATGGAGCGCCCCGCTCACTATCCAACCGACTTCGGCCTTGGCCTCATCCCGTTCCCAAACGAGGTGGGCGGCTGGGTGCTGGACAAAACCACGACGACCTGCTACACCAGCCTCTCCGTTCCACGACCGTTTGACCCTCACCTGCACGGCGACATGACGGCGACCACGGTGGGCTTCGGGTATGGCTATCACGGCACCTCTCCGTTCCCCGACCGCTATGATATTGTGAACCGTAGGGGTGGAGGACCCCGAGGCGGTTTCGCCTTCACCAGCGGCCCTACGGAAGGCAATTATCCGTCCACCATCCTACCGTCCCCAACCTTCAACCTCGGAGACCTCGGGTTTAGCGACGGCGGCTGGAACCCCGAGGGCCTGCAATATACGAACCGACCTCGGCAAATGCGGCTGGGCGGGCTTCGCAACGGCTGGCCTCATCAAGTGTTCTTTGTCCGCTCTCGGCAGGTATTCTTTCGCAACCTATACGGCCCAATAGCCTCGGACGAGGCAACCCCCCGAGCACCCACGGTCGTTCTGAACGGGAGCAAGCCGATTCACGGAGTCCTCTCGGTTTCATCCCGCCACGAACTCAACGCGCCCCGTCGGCTCACCGTTCGGATTTCATCGGTCGTCGGTCGGAGAGCGGGCGTCGCCCAAATCGGAGACACCATCCAAGTCTATGCCGCCCCACGCCGCTGGGCGAACCCGCCGCTGATTTTCACGGGCTTCGTGTCCGACCTTGAGGAGACGACGAACGAGGTCGTCTTGACCTGCCTTGACCCGCTGGGCTTCCTCACCAACGAGACCATCCTCAACGACGAACTGCTCGTCCGAGGGGACGCCGCCTCGGTGATAAAGGGCATCGTGGCTCAGTCGTCCTACGCCCCGCCCATCGGCCGCATTAGCACCGAGAGCCTCGTCTCCGTGCCGTCGGGCCTCGTGCTCAAGGGCAAAACCCTGCTGGACGCCGTTCAGACGGTGCTGGGCTTCATCAACATAGCACCGACGCCCATGACGATTTATGCCGACGCCAAGGGCTACATTCACCTGCGCTCTCTGGCCGAGGTGGACGACTCAAGCCTCACGCCGCTCGTGGCTGGGCGTATGCCCCGCACGGCCGTCCCGCAGGACTTTTACCCCACCAGCGTGGAACGAGTCAAGGGCGACCTTGACATTTTCAATGTCATAACGGTGGAGAACAAATCGGCTGGCGTCTCGTTCACCTTCCCTCCCGAGGACGACCCGTCCTATCCACGCCGCCCCGTCCATCGGGTCGTGAACGAATCCACCGTGAGCGACGAGAGGCAGGCCGAGCAGTTCGCCCGACTGATGCTGGCCAATAACGGTCGGACCCAAGAGCAGTTCATCGTGGAGGGCCTGCCCGAGAGATTTGACATTCGGGCGGGCGATGTGATGGAGTTCGCATCAGCGGCGGGCATCGCTGGCCGCCACCGAGTCTATTCGGTTGGCTGGGAATTGACGCCCGAAGGGGCGCGTATGACGCTCTCCGTGGGCCGCCAATCGGCGAACCTCGTGGCCACCTTGCGATTCGCAAACGGCCTGTCGTTGTGAAGAGGTGCAAGAGGGCATAGAGCCTATGTTTCAGTCGGTTATGCCCCCTTGCGGGGTGTCCGTCATTGACGCAGGGAGCGAGAACTTTGCCCTCTCGGGATTCTCGGTATGCGTCTCGGGACAAATTGTCCTATGAACCACTCCTATATGAAGGTGTCGCTCAAAGGAGATGAAGCGGCACCCGCCTATGGCGTCGTTCTCCGACCCTCCCTCACACGACCTTCTCCGAGGCACCCCGTCCCAGCGAAGAGAAGCGGAGTGCGACGAAGGAACTTCGTGGACTCGTGGTCGGCGACCCATAGGCGGGCACCTTTGTCCCCCCGACTCGCATCGGGAGGTGCTTCGGTCGGGGTTGTTGCCCCAACAATCTATCGTAGCGGTCTCCCCTATATCAATGTGTCGGTCTCAAAGGTTTAATTCAAGGGGCTTTTGGAAAAAATCCGACATGAAGAAAGGCTCGGCCGATAGGTTCTGAGCGTTCTCACCAGCAAAAATCGGAAAAAGCCCCCATCATTAGCACCCCCCGTAGGGGGGTGCTACCCCTAATGATTGAAACAGACTTACACACTAACACACACACACATAACACAACATGTATGTATGAAAGGATAGGGGGGTGGGTCTGCATCATTGTTAAGAGGGTGGGGTTGGGCTTGAGGGGAGCATGGCCCCCGATGTTGTCGTTCACCAATCCACCGAGTCGTCGTCCGACTTCCTCTTTGACGCCGCCGACCTGCCCGTCCGCTTGACCTTCCTGTCGTCCACCAAGGGACGCATGGAGTTCAGCGCCGAGGTGGATGGCGAACCCAAGGGCAAGGTGAATGTCCTGTCTCAGCACTCCATCGCTCGGCTCGCCAAGTCGTCGCTCAAGGACGATTCGCTCAAGGATGAGTTCGTGGGGACCCTTCTGAAGGCTGGCGTGATTCTCCGAGAAGGCACCTATGTGGTCGCCACCATGGAGGACAAAACGACCGCCGAGGTCATGTCGCTTGAGGGCGAATCCTCATCCTACGGGGACATTGACCCAACGACCATTAGCAAGTTCCTCGGAGAGCGATTCCTGCTGGACCGCATCAACGAGATTCTCCACGAGAGCCGTGAGACGCCGTTCGTCGGCGACGACGCCAACCTCCTGCTCACCTTCCTCGTGTTCCTGTCCTGCAAGACGGACAACCCGCTCAACCTTGAGATGATTGGGCAGTCGGCCAGCGGCAAGACCTACATGACCTTGACCGCTCGCAACGGGTTCCCCAAGTCCATGATTATGGTTCTCGCTGGCGCCTCCAAGGAGGCTCTGAAATACGACTACGACGAGGTGGACGAGGACGGGAACTTCATCGTCAATGTGGACGGCCGTTGCATCGTCGTCTTGGAGAAGGACGAGTCGTTTGCCTTCATCAAGAAAATGAAGCCCATCATGTCGGGCGACGACACGGAACTCGTGTGGAAAACGCCCATCAAGAACGAACTATCGGGTGAAATAGAGACACGGGACTTCATCATCCGTGGCCGACCATCGTTCATCACGCTCACCACTCGCAACCCCAGCGAGCAGGAGCAAATCACCCGCCAATTGATAATGACTCCCGACACCACCGTGGAGAAGGTGAATGAGGTGGTTAAGAACGCCTTGCTGGCCAAGGCTCGCCCCGAGACCTTCAAGGTGCACCCCGACCTCAAAATGCTCCAAGCGTCTATGCTCTCGCTCAACCGATACCGTGTGCGGAACATTTTCGCCCCGCTCATGGTGGACTTCTTCCCCGCTCGCAACGCCCAGCACCAGCGAGACATTGGGAAGGTGCTCTCCATCATTGACGCCGTGGCCTTGCTCCACCAGCACCAGCGACCCGTGCAAAAGGACGAGCACGGGGACGAATACCTGCTCGCCTCCGTGGAGGATAATGTCATTGGACTCATGCTCTGCGACCTCGTTCTCCGAGCCAGCCTGTCGGGCGTCCCCGACGACACTTGGTCCGTGTATCAGCAAATGACGGCCATGGACGAGGCCAAACGCCCGCTCACCGAGGATAACATTCTCCAATGGCTCGGCATCCACGCTTTCACCATCAGCAAAAACGCTCTGAAAGAGAAGCACCTCCCCACCCTTGAGGATGCTGGCCTTATTGAGGTCGGTAGGCGTGGCGGAGGGCGCGGTGGCGGCAAGAAGTCATTCCGCCTCGTCAAATCGCGAGTCGGACTCATGGACGACTACGCACTTTCACCTCTGTTCGTGGAAGCGGCGGCGGCGAACCTACGCGCCCTCGCCGAGGAATATAGCGATGTTCTCGCCAGCACCGAGCCAGCCGCTCACCGATTCCCGTTGAAGGCGCAAGACCAAACCCTTCTCCGCTCCATCGGGTGCCCCAGCAAGGAGGCGTCCGAGGTTTGGCGGTCTCTGTTCCTCCCATCCTACCTGCGCCCTGCTGGACGCTCAACGCTCCTGTGGGACATTGTAGGCAAGGACTCCAAGCACCGAGACAACCTGTTCGCTGGGGACGCTTGGTTCAACGCCACGAGCGACGCCACGGCGGCATTGAGCAAGCGCCGAGAGGTCAAGGAAGCCATCAAGACTGCCTCGCAGTCCAGCGGTTTGGACAACGACGACCTGTGGGAAGCGATGATGGATGCACACCTCGCTGGACTTGAGGATGAGGATTGACCTTCATATAGGTGGGGTGAGAAGTGGGGGTCATGTCAGCAAAAAACCTGCCTGCCTCCGTCCAAAGCCGCCTGCAACCCTTCATTGACAAAGGGATTCAGAACGGTATCTTCCAAGACGCCCAGCCTGTTGTGAGCCTTTACCGCAAGAAGGCCGCCGAACTCAAAGACACCGTGAACGAACTCGGTGGGATGAAGTCCAAGAACGCTCAAATGTTCGTGGCGAACTGCGTCATGACCGACCTCTCCGCCATGCTCCGTCAGAAGTCCTTCATGGTCCACCTTGATGTTTGGACCGTGGACTCCCGAATGACCCGCACGGGCCGAGCCATGGCCAATGTGTTCGGCCAAGCCATCGTTGAGGATGGCGACTCCGTGATGGACGCCGCCCTCTTCAAAATGTCCCTGTGGGACGAGGACGCCGCTCTCGCCGACGACCTCGTGGCTGGGTGTGCCTACAACGCCTCCGTCTCCTGTCGCAACCTTGACGCCGAAGTGCTGGACCTCCGCCCACTCTCGGGCATGACCACCTTCACCGAGGAGGAATACACCCACGGCGCTCCTGCCGATGTGCTCCAAGCCACCTTTGACACCACCCCGATTGCCGAATTGGAGAACGACATTTCACGCAACCGCAACGACTACCGCATGGTGCAAGCCACGGTCTCCTACGCTGGGGTTCAGACCTCCAAGACGGGCAACACCTTCGGCAAAATGCTCCTCAAGGACGAGTCCACCATGACCATTGAGGCCATTGAGTCGGGCGAGGGGCTGATGCTCAACGCTCTGTGCGACACCGCCACCGCTAACCGCTTCGGCAAATATAGCGAGGTGCTCGCCCTCATCACCACTTCCATGTCCGAGCAATACGGACTCTCCGCCACCATTGAGTGCGCCGTGGGTCTCGTCGTGATTGCTCCGCCCAAGGTGGAGGCTCCCAAGTCGGGAGACGACGCCGAGGACAACGCCTCGGACTATTTCAGCAACGCTCCAACCATTGACCTTGACGACGACGAGGACGCATCGGAAGAGACCACGGACGACACCGAGGAAGAAGCCACGGAGGCCGCTGAGGCCCCCAAGGCAGAAGCCAAGGCAAACGACGAGGGCTGGACCGAAGGCTCCGACGACGACGAATGGGACGATGATTGGGATTGAGGCAGGCGGTTTCAACCTCGCCGTCTGAAAAGCCAAGTGTCGGCCAACCGTGAGGCGCCGTGGGTTTGGTAGTGCTTCCCTTTCAGCGCTTGGAGTTCCTCTCTCCCTGTCATGCTCACTCGGGGGCTGGGGGTCTCGGGGGTTTCCCCCAGCCCCCAACCTGTGGGGCATCACTCAAGAACCACGACTCCGCTCTCTGAGCCATGGGAACCTCATCACGCATGACGGTGGCCGTGGACGACATAGGCACGACCGTGCTATACACCAACCACACCTTTGTGTCTCGGGTCGTCGGGTATTTTGACAAACCGACGAACGCCGCCACGCTCCCACTCATCCAAGTCTATGACCACAATTCGGCGTCGGACCTCCCAGCCGCGCCCCTATTGGAGTTCATACCCGACCACGATAAGGACAAAGAGTCGTCGTCCGTGTTTGAACTCAACCTCGGCTCGGTTCTGTTCACGAAGGGCATCGTCGTGGTGGTTGGAGCGTTCGTTGGCTCAACGGGAGCACTCTATGTCGTTCATGATTAGATAGGCGATGGTTTAATATAGGGGAACCTGCTACGGTATAACATGGCGAACCACCTAAGCACGACCAACCCAGCCCTCAGCATCACCCCGTTGAAGGAGCAAGCACGAAACATGAAAGTCCCTTGCTGGGGCAATATGTCGTGGGAGACCCGCGACTGCTCCAACGCCTTCTTGGACACCGAGAACTTGACTGTGAACACCCGATACCGATTCAACATGACCATGGTGGACATTTCAGCCCGTTGCCCTGTGTGCGGAGAGGACCAAGAGGTTTTGACCGCTGATGCCCGAGACGGCGACACGGTTTGGACGATTGACACCGACCTGTGAGTGGCTTAAATAGGTGGGGGAGCAACCCTTCACCATGACTCGCTCAAAGAAGAAGGCTCAGAACTACGCAGACCTCATCGCATCGTGCGACACGGGCGAGGACATGATTCGCAACCGCCCACGGCACATGAAAGTGCAGGGGTTCAGCGGCTCGGGCAAGTCCACCTTCGCCCTCTCCTTCTTTGCTCACCACGCATCCGAAGTCGCTCCCGACGCTTCCCTCATGTGCATCATTGACTGCGACCTTGAGGGCCAAGCGGACCTCGTGGCTCGGGATGAAATCGTCCCGCCCAACCTGCGCTCTCGCATCCTCCGCAAGGTGTGCCGCACGCCCGACGAGGTGAACGACATGAGCCTCGCTTTCATTGACCTCATGCGCCAACACAAAGAGGACCACCCCGACGGCGTTCGTGTCATGGTCATGGAGAACGAGGGAGCGTTTTACCTCGCCTGCCGTGAGCACTACGCTTCCAGCGTCCACGGCATGACCGAGGGCGAACTCCTCCTCTCCCGCCAGCAGGAGGCCATCAGTCAAGGCAAAAAGACGCTCCCTGCCTACGCAGAGGGGCAGATGCACGCCTATAAGGTCATTAACAAATTGTTCTATTCGCCCTACGAGCGTCTGAAAATCGGCGGCGAGATGTATGGGTATCACTTCCTCTCCACGGTCCTTCTCAAGACCAAGACGGAGAACTACGGCACGCCCAACGAGAGCCGTGTGGTGCTGGCCGCTGGCCGCCCCGACATGACCGACCCCCTATTTGATTGGATAGTGGAAATGACCCAGCAACAACGCACCGTCAAGGGCGATGTTGAGTCTCGCCACTTCGCCCACATCAAGAAGTCCCGAGCGTGCAAGCCGTTCCGCCTTGAGAACCCGTCGCAGGAACGATTTTGGAAGGCCGTGGATAAGGCGTCTCAATGAGGTGCCTCGCATGAGAGTCCCCTACATTTCAGCCTCTCGCCTCAAGACGGCGCAGGACTGCTCGCTGAAATATCACTTTCACTATGAGGAACCCAATGCTGACGCCGTGGCTCTGAAAGAGATGAGCAACCACCGAGACGCAAGCCAAGCAGGCCGTCTTGGGAACAATGTGCACGACGCCTTGGAGGAGTGGCGCCGACCCGACGAGGACGGCAACACCCCGAAGCCATCGTTCGGCCGCCTCATGACGCTCTATAAGGAGGTCTCAGCAACCCGTGAGGTGGACTTTGACGCCTATGAGGACGGCAAGAAAATGCTCAAGCGCTGGTTTGACCGCCGTGGGCGCGACCCTGTGCGTGTTCTCGCCGTTGAACAACAGTTCGGCACCTCAAGTGCCCCCCATATCCTCCAACGGACAGGGACCCCCGTTTATGGGTTCATTGACCTCGTGATTGAGCATAAGGACGGAACCATTGAACTCATTGACTACAAAACGCAACGGCTGGACATAACGCAAGCCGAGGCTGACAACAATGTGCAGGCGGCCATTTACCTCTCGGTCGCCCGTGAACTGTGGCCCGACCGCCCTCTCGTGTTCACCTTTGACCTTCAACGCCACGGCACCGTCTCAACGGTGTGGACCGACGAGCGCTTGGAGACCTTCAAGGATTGGCTTCACGGCCAATATGAGGCCATCCTCGCCGTGGACTCATCGGACACCATGAAGGTGCCTGCAACCATCGGGAAGGGGTGTCAATGGTGTGGCTACACCGACATTTGCCCGAAGGCTCAGAGCCTCATGCAGAACGGCGCATGGGACATGATTAACCCGACCATGAGCGCCGACCTTGACGACCTGCTCAACGAACTCGCCGTTATCAAGGCCAGCAACGCCATGCTCACCAAGCGCAAGAAGGCTATTGACGACCATATCAAGAACGAGGTGTTTGACCGACAGATGAAGGTTGAGGACTGCGTGGCCGAGACGGACAATTGGTCCGTTGAATGGCGAGAGCAAACCCGCCGCTCCTACATACCCACCGAGGTTCAGCGCCTCGTGCCGCCGACCGTATTCGGAACCATGGTGTCGTTGTCCAACGCCGCCGTGGACCGAGTGCTCCCTATCCTACCCGATGATGTGGCCGAGGCCATCAAGCGAACCCAAATCGCCAAGCCTCAGCGAATGCTCATCATCAAGCCAAAGGAGAGCGGAGATGAAGGAGAGAACTGACGACGAAGTGCCCTCCTCCAAATACGGAACCCGTCGCAAGGGCCGTCTCGGCAAATCCGATGGGAGGAATGTTCGCCGTCTGTGGGCCGCCATGATTGAGGCGGGAGCCGTGTTCCCCGAGGGAACCCCAATCGCCACGGGCGAGATTCTCACGCTCCCAAATCAGCCATTTGAGATGAACCGTCTCAGCAACCACCTCGCCAAGAAGCCGCACCTGTTCTTCAACGCTGGCTCGGTCCGAATCGCGTCGCTGGACGGGCGCACCAAATATCCTCAGAAGGTGTGGCTCGCCTACCCCGACGCCTACGATGATGAATAGTGAGCGATGGGTATATATAGGAGTGTTGCCTACCCTTAATCATGGCGAACATCACCGACCAAATGACCCCCGAGAATGTGAACACCTACCGCTTCATGACCTCATCCCGAAAGACGACCAAGTGTGCGAACTGCACCCGTGGACCGATGACTTTCCGATTTGCACCCGAAGGCCGCTTCAAGGTAGGCTCTTGGGTCCGTGTTGTTCTCGCTCCTTCACCATCAACGACGCGCACCGTTTGCCCCCATTGTGCTCAAACCCTCTTGGCCTTGCCGCCCTCCCGCTGGGTTGCTCCCCACGACGACTACCGCTTGATTCGGTGAACTTTCAGCGACAGGTATATATAGGACTGACACATACCATTGAACAGAGGCGAACCAACATGACCCGACGACCCGAGACCCAAGAGCAGGCAACGAAGGTGATTGATGCACTCACCGCTAAGGCAGAAGCCATTGAAGCCGAGCGCATGAAATTGGTGGGCGACTTCAGCCCCGAGGCCATGGCTCAGTTCAACGCTTTGGGGGAAGAGTCCCACCGTCTCATTGACGAGCGCCACGACCTCGTGATTCTCCGCCGTTCCCTCCCAACCCAAGCCCAATGGGAATACGAGGCTGACATGCGACTCCAAGAGCAAATCGCCAACGACCCCTACGGTGGCGACGACTTCATGGCCTACAACATGACGGGCGACTGCTGGTGATTGAAATAGGTGGGGTGGCCCTCTGAGGGTATGCTCACCCCGAACTCCAAGGTGTCCCGCACCGCCCGCATTGAGGCGGACGGAGCGTCGCTGGCGGCGTTCTTCTCCCGCCTCGCTTTGGACAACCCTGCGGTTCCCGTCAAAGTCCTCTTTGAATCCGATGGGGCCACCTGCTGGACGATGAACGCAGGCAAGACCCTCATGGTGTTGCTGACCCGCTGGGTTATCAAGGACCTCAAGGTCAAGGAGCCATGCGTCATTGTGTGCAACCCCAAGGAACTATCCGACCTCATCCGAGCCAAGTCCCGTGGGGGCGCGGTTCGTCTGACGACTGCGGCCAACGAGCCAATCGCCATCACGACCAAGGACCACGGTGGAGCCGAAGTCATGCCTGCCGACGAGGACGACTGCCTTACAATTCCCGATAGGAATGTGCTTCCCTACGGCCCGAGCGGCGAACGCCTGTTCCCGATGTTTGACAACGAGCCTCCGACCTACACGGCCACGCTGGCGCTCCGCGAACTCACCAAGGCGAGCATGGAGATGCAAACGGCGGGAGCGCCCTATGTCTCCGTGTCGTTTGACGAGAAGTCTGAGGCTCGGGCTGGCCATTGGAACGGCAAGACGACCCGCTCGTGGACGCCGCTGGATATTATCAAGCGCACGGGTGGTCCGTTCACGGTCTCCTTCACCGATACCCTCAAATCGCTCATAAGCGTGCTCAACGGAGCAGGCGATGTGTTCAAGGTGTCCAAGCACCACAAAGGCCACTTCGTCGTCATAGAGTGCACGACAGGCTCAACAACCATAATCGCCACCGAGGCAATCAAGGAGACATAGACATGACGGCAAACGAACGATTCATTGAGACGGCGGAGCAAGCGCTGGGGCTAACAGACGACGACAGGGGCCACCTGCGGGTGCTGGTCTGCATTGACCTCCTCATCGCCCAAGCGGGCATCACGGACGAGCAGGTTCGCATGGCCTATGAGAACCGTCTCCGAACTGAAATCAAGGCATCGGCCGAGACTCTCAAGGGTTTGCTGGATTGATAGGCGACACTTTAATATAGGTGTGGTGCCTACGGTTAAACATGACCAACCTAACCCTGACCACCATGCCCGAGATTAGCCGAACCAACACCCGCCGAGGAAACCTCGTGTGGACCAAGTTCACGGCCGAAAACCGACAATACGGAAGCGATGGAGGCACCGTCTATGTCGCTGAACTCGGAGACACCGCCTTCTCCACCACGGGCCTTCACCGAGGCCAAACCACCGTTTGCATTTTCAAGCGAAGCGCCGCTTCGGGTGCCCCCAAGTCTGAGGCTTGGAAAATGGCCATTCGCCACCCCGTTCACACGAACGGTATGTGGCTCCCCATCTATTTCGGCTTCAACGAGCACGAGGAGACCCACTATGTCAAGGCGTTCCAAGGGGGCCGTGTGCCCATGACGGGCGTTGCCTCCACTCTCAAGGAATTGAAGGCCGCCGCTTCTCGGTTGTCCTCCTACACCGCCGTGTTCCCCGTCTCCATGTCCTGCGAGGTGCTTTGTTGAAGTCGGTCCACATTCGCCTCTTTGTCAAGCCCGACCGTTCGGCCATGGAGACATGGCTTGAGAACAGGTTCGGCGGGTCTCGTCGGCGCGACTTCCAAGTCTATGTCAAGTCCAACGGGGACACGAGGGTGTTTCTGAATCGGTCCAGCGAGCGAGCCATGACGCTCATGTCGTTCAACGGACGCTACGCCAAGACCGTGCCCTCGTCGTTTGACCGCGTGCTCGGTGAGTTCTGCGATGAGTTCGGTTTCCTTTTCATCGTCGGAGGACGCTCGGGCTGGCTTTGTTCAAAGCAATAGGCCGATAGGTATATATAGGGGTGGCTACCACCTCTATTCATGCAAGAGCCAACCCGCCGATTCGTGAACCGCATCCGACTCAACCCGACCACGCTGGTGGCGTGGGACCAAGAGGGCGAGTGCATCGCCGTTTATCGCAGTCGTTAAGAACCACCTTGACGAACCAATGGACATGACTGTCCACGAGTTCACAGGCATAACGGCCGTTATCACCGTCTCGTCAAGCCTCGTCGGCTTCGTGTCGGGCGACTTCACCTTGACCCAAGCAACGGGGAAATACATCACGCTGAATAGCAACACCGCCACCTCCCACACCCGTGGGTTGAAGTCGGCTTCGGGCACGCTCAAGAAGGCGTGGGGGATTGACGACGCCACCCTGTTCACCTATTTTGACGACTCATCCCTCTTTGACATCACCTTTGACAACGACGGCGGCACGGGCGCTCACACCTACACCCTATCGGGTTGCGTCTTGACCGACCTCTCGGTTGAGGGCATTGAGGCAGGCTCGGAGGGCGCGTTGATGATTAACGCCACCTTTGAGGCCCTTTCATTCTCCCGAGACGAATGATAGCGTCTCACCACAGGAGGCACACACATGACATGGCTGGATAACGCGATTGAGAAAGCAGGCGGCGAAGTCGCCGTTGATGTATCACACCTTGACCTTGACACGGACACCATCATGGTGAAACCGCTAACGGCGAACGAATATCAAGTGCTCAAGAGCCACCCCGAGATGGCCAACATCACCGACCCCGACGACCGAGCCGAGCGGCTGGGTTTGCTCATGGTCGCTCAGATGATGAACAAATGCGACTCGGCTATCACATGGAATCGCCTCAAGCACCTGCCTCTCACGATGCTCGCTGAGTTATCCAAGGCAATAACCGCCGCCATCGGCAACGCTGACGGTGGTGGGGTGCTGGGGGAATAATCGCCCTCGCCGAATCGGACGAGGGGCAGTTCCTCTTTTCTTTGATGAAGGACCTCGGCATCACGCCCGACGAGTGGCGGTCCATGGACCTACGGGACACGACCTTCCTGCTCGCCGCCAAGTCCGAGAAGAACCGAAGAGTCAATAACGAGCAACGCAAAGCACAGTCCCAAGCACGAGCGAGGAGGGGACGATAATGGCGGACACCACGGCAGTCATTGACATTCGTGCGAACACGACGCAGTTCCGCAAGGCCATGACGGGCGTTTCGGCGTCCATGTATGCGGCTGGCGGAGCGGCCTCTCGGTTCGGAACCATCGCCCGTGGGGTATTGACGCCACTAAGCGCAGGGCTGACCGCCACGGCGATTTCAGCCAAGACCATGGCTACGGTGATTCATAGGTCGTCGGTCTTGTTCATTGAGTTCAACGACACGCTGGCCCGAACGGGCGCGATTCTCGGCGAGAGCGGAGCGGGAATGACGGCGCTTGAGGGCAAGATTCGTGAGGTCGGTGCGACGACCCGATTCACCGCCAGCCAAGTCGGTGAAGCCGCCAACGCACTCGCCATCGCTGGTGTGAGCGCCGACGAGATGATTTCAGAGGGCGCGTTGGAGAACCTCGTCAAGTTCGCCATCGCTGGTGGCGTGGACATTCAAACGGCAACCAACATCGGTATCGCTGGCGTCAAGGCGTTCGGCATGGAGATGAGCCAATTGGGCCATGTCTCCGATGTGCTCACCCGAACATTCACTCGGTCAAATGTGGACATTGTGAGTCTTGGAGAGGGCATGAAGTTCCTCGCGCCCGTAGCGCACGCCTCGGGCGTCGCCATTGAAGAAGCGGCGGCCGCCATCGGTGCTCTCGGCAACGCTGGCCTGCGTGGGACGATTGCGGGCACAGGTATGCGTATGGCCATCAACAAATTGCTCAAGCCGACCTTTGACTCTCAGAAGGCCATCAACGACCTCGGCCTCACTATCCAAGTCCTTAGCCCAGCGGGCGAGCAAGCCAAGCGAGCGCTCTCGGGCGTGGCCAGCCAATTGGACCGAACCAAGATGGAGTCGTCGGCTTTGACGGACGAACTCAAGATGCTCAACGGGCAGATGAACGACCTCAGCATTGACCAAAAGGCCAACACGCTGGCTATTGAGCAAATTAGGGCACGGGCGGCACGGAGCAACCGAGAACTCACCGACATGGAAGTGGCGCAGATTGAGCGCTTGACGACGACCAACGACTCACTCCGATTGAGCGAGATGGCGCTTGATGTGGAGCGCATGAAGAAGCAACGGTCGCTGAACATCGTCTCAGAGCAAGAACGGGCACTTGAGGAGCAGTCCAAGACGCTCACGAAAACGATTGAGCAACAGGCAACGGGCATCACGAGCCTTGGCGATGTGCTGGACCAATTGGCTGGTGCGGGTGCGACCACGACGCAGATTTTGGAGATTTTCGGCGTGCGTGGTGGAACTGCCGTATCGGCCTTGCTCTCCCAGCGTGAGGCGTTTCACGAACTCGTCAAGGAGAACGAGAACGCCGCTGGCGCCACCAAGAAATATACCGACTCCCTGCAACAAATCGTGGAGGACGGCGGTTCGGCGAAGGAGACCCTGCTTCTGTTCGTCTCGGCCATCCAAGAAGGGATGCTTGATGTGGGCCGCCCGTTCGTTATCATGCTCACCGAATTGGCTCTCCTGTTCAAGGACGACATTCAGCAGGCACTCAAGGCCAATATGCCCTTGTTCAAGGAACTCGGAGTCTCGCTCATGTCGGCTATGAAAATCATCGTGCCGATGGCGCTTGACGCCCTCCCATCTATGATTCAAGCCTTGAAGGCAATCGTTCCCATCATCGTCGTGCTGGCGGCGGCGTTCCGTATTCTAATGGCCATTCTCCAACCCGTGTTCCAATTATTGAGCGGCATAGGGAACATCATCATGGGGATTATCCAAATGGTGAGCGGGGACCTCAAGACGGGCTTCGCCACTTTCGCGACGGGTGTTAAGGACACCGTGATTGGTGGAGCAATAACCGCCGCCTCATTTGCTACGGGTGGAGCCGTCTCATTGGGCCGTGGCCTCGCTGGGAGAGCCATGTCTAAAATGGGAGAGCGAGCCATGACGGGTGGCCTCATGGCTCTCGGCGGGATGGCCACCGAGGACCGTGTGAACAACAACCTCTCGGTCTTTGCCGACGGCGGCTTCGTTAATGGCCCTACGGTGGGGCTGGTGGGCGAAGCAGGCCCCGAGGTAGTCATACCCCTTGGCGCAGGAAAGGAAGCCCGTAGGGACGCCTTAGCGGCCTCTGCTGGGCTTGGGGGCATGGAGGTCTCCATTGGCGATATTGTCATTAACGGCGGTTCCAACCTTTCAATTGCCGAGGTGCGTGCGCTCATGTCCAATGAAATGCCTCGCATCATTCGCCAAGAATTGCTCCGTGGCTCAAGGGGTGTGATTTGATGGCGTCGTTCAAGAAGGCACCCACCAAGAAGTTCAGTCGGGTCAAGAACGACCTCGCCGAACTCCAACGCTGGTGGCCAGCCTACATCAAGGACGACGGCGTTCTCGGTATATCGGTGGACCCCGTTCTGTTCCGAACGAACTTCGGGACCTATGCGGACGACGATGGCGACGAGTCTCGTGTGGCGGGCATCCGTGTGGAAGCCATCACCGACGCTGGTGGCGATGTGAGCGGCACCGAGCCAACCATCGTGATTAGCGGCTCGGGGACCTTTGAGCCGAAGTGCACCATCAACCACGCCGACGGCACGAGCACCGACATTATGCTGATTGCCCCCGATAGGTCGGTGTTCACAGGCACGGTGAACATGAACTACACCGATAGCGCGGGACGCTCTCAAAACGGCGACATTGACATAACCACCGACATGGGACACGAAGGGATGAATGGCCTACGCCATGGGCCATATCCCGTGTTCATGACCGTGCAAGAACTCGCCGAGGTCATTGACACCTACCGCCATGTTGGGGCGGCGGACACGGAGAAGAAGGCGTTCTTGCCCCATGGAGTTCGTGCCCCTCAAACCTCGGCATTCCCCGACATTGAGACCGACCCACGAATCACGAACACAGACCCGTTGCCCACGACCTCGCCGTATCGGGCCACGGTGTTCATGCCTATGATGCTGGATAACAACCAATTGAGCAAGGACATAGCAGGCTCAATGACGCTTTGGGGCGGGCACGCTGGCCGATGGGACAAGAACGGCATCAGCCGATATGACACCGACCCCGAAGGTGAGGACTCGGCGACTATTGACTACAAAAAATACGGGACGAGCGGAGACCATCAACGGAACTCCAACAAAGCCACCAATTCAGATAACACACGGACGGCCGTGTGGACGAGTCAAGACTCCTCGGACTGCCCTGCACCAAAATACCGCATGGCCATGGCGCTGGCGTGTTTCCTCAAGGACGGCACCTATTCGCTCAACGACGGCGTTATCATCCCTTATTCCTACGACGCCAGCCGAACGCTCGGTGGCGTGAACACGGACACCATGTATTTGACATGGAACGGCTGGGATGGATATAAGCAAGACGACCCCTCGGGCGGTGTATTGGATAACTCCGAAACATACCCAGCGGGCATATACCCCCTCTTTGACTTCGTGCAAGGACCCATCACTCCACGAGCACAGGGAAGCAATTGGACTCACGCCGTCTTGGCCGACCACGAAGGGACAGGCTACCCCTTGCGCTATGAGGTGCCCCCAAACTCCAAACCATTGGACATTATCGCCGTGGAGGTTGCGGATTTAGCCGCCTTTGACACCCCTCCCCACTACGGCAAGCAATTTTGTGTCCGAGTCCCCGATGTGGTCTCATCATCTGAAAACGGTCATACCTACCCCGTCAATGTAGGCCAAGCCGTCTATATCCAAGGATTGGATGGCGTGCTGGGAACAGGCACGGACATGAGGAAGGCCACAGGGAACATTTGGCCCACTCGCTATGATAAGCGACGAAAGACAGGGAGCGATGAATTGGACTGCAACGGCTGGTGGGTCGTTTCTGAGGTGAACACGACCGAGTTCACGGGCGAGATTGAATACCGATTCAATGTGCACCCTGACCTATTGCCCGTTGTAGCGTCCTACACCCCATCGGCAGGGGCAACGATTTGCGCTGGACGAGCGGGCGGACCCGAGATTGCATTCAACACCTATTTTGCCGATGTTGGCGGCTCACCACACGACGACTCAATGGAGACAGGTATGACGGGTCAAAACGCTTCTGAGGCCAAGAACCCCAATGTCCCCAAGACGGACTTCCAAACCTCCGACGGACGACCTGCTTCCGCCACGATTGGGACGGGCTATCAAGCAGGGATGGGTCAAGGCGACCTCAATGTCCCACCCGCTTCGTCTCGCAACGACACGGCGCCAGCACGAATCACCATCGCTGAAACGGCCATCGTGGACAACCTCGGAGAGTTCACGGGCAACCGACCCGTGCCTCGTTCCATCCACATTCAAACGCTTGGAATAACGCCGAATGAGAACATTCCATCAGCCCCGCCCGTTATCACCTCGGGCAACGGTTCCCTGCGTATTCCTGCACCGCTGGGACACGACCTATGCACCCGCTACAATTCAACGAGCGAGAATGGGAAAACGACCCTTTACCCCACCAACATAGCGGATTCAATGTGGCGCCTGCGCTCCGACCTTGACCGAGGCGACGACGGCTCGGGACGGCGTGCGGACCTTGGTGGACCCGACCGTTGGGCACACAGGGGTGTTTCAACACCGCTTTGGTCCTACATTGACGGCAACACAGGCCGCCACGCTTGGGACTACATCAAGCCCTCGGGCTGGACCTTTGGACGCAACCGACCATGGCCCGCTCACGAGCGCATGGGGACTCGTCTCTCTATGTCGCCAAGCCTGTTCCCCGTCTCTGCTGGCGACCCATTCACAGGATTTGACAACGGCGTGGGCCTCTCAAACCGTGTTCCGCAGAGCACGGAGACAACCAAAATCGGCCTCTCGGAGATTGGTTGCTCCCCCGTGTTCCTTGACATTGAGTTCACGGCGTTCATCCCGAATCAAGACAACCGCATGGTCATTGTTGATTTTGACATGAACGACGCCGACTCAATGCTTGGTCGCCATCACATGATTCACGGAACCACGAATCGGGACATGGGCTTTGGGTTCCGACCACGCTGGGACGCCACCACGGCCGCTGGTGTTTATCGCAAGGACGGGTTCGTGGACTACGAAGGAGGAGACCTCACAATCACTCCAACACCCGACCCCGCCTTGTTATATCGCGATTGGGTGAAGGCCGCAGGTGCGGCAAACGCCGTGGCGGGCGACAACCCGAATTGGGCTGGGTTCCCAATCGCCCACAAAGAGGCTCTCCTCCCCATATCGGGTGGCTACGCTGATTCATCAGAACCACCATACCCTCTTCAAACAACCAACAACCGCCCGTCCATTTGGTTCCTTGGAGGAGCCAGCCATTGGGTGAGCGAGGATTGGGTCGGCAACCGAGAGTTCACTTTGCCCTCGGCGGCTGGCTTTGGTCGCATGGGGACAGGCTTCGGCCAAGGTCCATCCTTCGCCTTCTCGGAGGGAACCAACAAAGTGCGCTCGGTGTTCACTTCGGGCGGCATGACGCTGGTGTTCAACGGCACGACAATTGGAACGGACATAAGCGCCGACGAACCCGTGTGGGGGTTGCAGTTCAAGGCGTGCAACGCCTTCGCATTCACCGACCGCCGCCCGTATTGGCTCACGAACGGAACGAGTGCGACGCTGGTTCCTTCTGAATATGACCACCTCAGCGGCGAGGAGCCACTCATCCACGGCGAACGAGACGACACTTCATTCACCAGCGCCCGCCACCCAGCAGACCGCACTTTTGAAATTGATGGAACAGCACCCACCGCTTGGTCCACGCTCACGGACCATTATCCCACGGAGTTCCCAGCGGCCATGGCGTCTTTGAAAACGAGCGACAACCGCTTGACCCGAGCCGACTACCCAGCGCTCCAAACCTCCAATGTTGATTTTAGCATTGATGAGGTCGTTATGCGACAAATCCCAACGCCCGCCATGCTCCCGTTCACGGTTGATACGCTGACCCAACAGGCGTCGGGAATAACGCCCGCTCGCTATTCCTCGCTGATTATTGAGGCCGATAACATTAGCGTGGACGACAAGAAGCGCATCACCATCACGCTCCTTGAACCACCTACCTCAAGCACCATCGCCGAGGAGGCATCAACGGTTATCACGGGCTTTGAGAACCTTGACCCCGACTTCCTCGGTGGCGTGGGTTCAATTGACCTCTCGGGACTCCCAGCCTCGGCCGTGTCCAACGGCTTCGTGATTCGGTTCAATTTCTTCATCCCATCGTCTGAGGACACGAGCCTGCACCCGCTGGATTGGTCGGCCTTGCCCATCGTGCGCTCCTATTCCATCTATTATGACCATAAGCCAACGAGTGAGGGAACCATCCTCGGCAACACCTACGACGGCTCCACGGCAACCACGATTGGGACCTCGGGCACGCAGACCTTCACGACCAAGGTGGGCCACATCGTCTCCCTACGGATGCAGGGCGACACGACCGACCCCGACCGTCAAATCACCCACCTCAAGGCGGACTTTGGCGATGGGTCAATCACCGATTGGCTGGCGGTCGCTACGCCTGCGGCAAGCGCCACCTATGACATATCCCATGTGTTCTCAACGCGCCCCGCTGGCGGCACCTACGACATAGTGGTCTATGCGAAGGACGACAACGGCAACGAGACCGTGGCCAGCGATATTCTCCGAGCCACCATCGTGGCCGCCGAACCCGTGGCCATTGTGCGAGCCGTCCCCTCTATGGTGCGTGCTGGCCAAGCGATTCGCTTTGACGGCTCGGACTCCTATTCCATTGACACCGCCGCATCCATCGCAACCTACACATGGACCTTCGGGGACGGTTCGTCCAGCGTGAGCGGAGCGGCCGTGTATCAAGACCACACCTATGCCGAGGCTGGTGAGTTCATGGCCACGCTGGTGGTCAATGACGGGACCTCCGACAGTCCCACGGCGAAGGCCGTCGTGAAGGTGCTTCCTGCGACGCTGGTGGTCCCTCTGACGCTCTCCACCAAGCCATCGTCGTTCCGCCGAACACGGTCCGCTACGCTCACGAGAACGCCCATTTTGGACGCCGTATATCCCGAGGTCTCGGACATGGGCCAGCGTGGCGACGAGTTCACGCTCTCAGGCATGTTCCTCAAGGGCACGCAGGACACCGATATTGCCTTCATGGAGGAACTCCTGTTCTCGGGGTCGCTGGTGGAGTTCGCCTACCAAGATGTGAACTATGACGGCGTGGCCGACTCCAAGGTGTTCACGGGTCGCATGGTTTCGTTTGACTACAACCGAGAGGGTGGGAATGTGGACCGCACGCCCTACACGGCCGTGTTCGTTCGGGAGGCTGGCCTCGGTGCTTGATTGGGTCGGCTGGCTCATCGCATCCGAGGTGGTGTGGTGGCTCGCAGTCGGCGTGTTTCTTCATCAAGTCCGAGCGCTATGGAAGGGTATTGAATCCATCCCCGTTGAACTCCTTTGACCGACACATTGATATAGGGGTGGTGCATAGGGTGAAACATGACCCGAACAACCATACCCCCAACCAACCTGCAAATCAAAGCCGCTATGCGAGAAGCATTCCACTTGACCGAAGAGGACTTGGATGCGTCATGCACCGTCATTGTCCGAGAAGGAACCCGCACAACCGTGCATTGGTTTGGCGGTCTCGTGCGAGACTTCTGCGAAGTGGACGGCGACCTCGCCTTGGCCGCTCCGTCGGTCTATTGGGAGAACCGCCGCAAGTTCGCTAACATTCTCGGCATGGTCGTTGAGGACCGCTTTCACGGCTACGACCTGTTCCTGCGTGAGGATTATTGAGAGGTGAGCAAGGATGGACCTACGACCCTTCAAGCGTGAGTTCCAAGGCTTCATCATGGGCACCGACATTATGGCCTTCGTCCGCCACGACGAGGTTCCGCTTGGGACGCCGCTCGGCGAGGCCATGCGCCACATCGCTCGGGACGCCGTGAAGCACGGTGCGACTCAGAGCATGTTGAACATCAACCTCATGTGGTTTGAACGAGCATACCGCCTGTTCGGCATTCGCATCACTCCATGGCGCCTCGTCTATGACTTTGACACCGAGGACGAGGAAACGAACGACCTCCACCCCATGCTCCTCGTTGATGCTTGAAATAGGTGGGTGCACCCCTACGGGGTATGCTGACGCCCGCCTTGGTTGATGAATTGACCGAGGCTCTCGGTTTCAATCATTGGCCACGGGCGGTCGGCAACCCTCGCCAGCAGTTCATCTATGCGAGCGAGCAAGCCTACACGGCCTTCAAGGAGTGGTGGGGCGACTCATCCTGCTTCATCAGCACCGCTGGCTATGAGAACCTCGTGTTTGACAACGGCAAGCAGATTCCCCGCTCCATCATCTATGGCCTCACCTTCTTTGACTTTGACCACGACACCAAGCCCGAGAACGCCTTCGCCGACGCCCAGCGGCTCTCACAATACCTCACCGAACTCAATGTGGCCCATTGGGTGCAATATAGCGGCGCCAAGGGCTATCACCTGTTCATCGTGCACCTTTCTTTCCGCTGCCGAGGTGACCACCGAGACGGGAGCGCTGAGGCACTCAAGACGCTGGTGAACCAAACGCAGACCCACCTCAAGAAAACGCTGGGCCTCAACACGCTGGACGAGCAGACCACGGGCGACCCGAAGCGGCTATGCCGATTCCCGTTCACCCCGCACATCAACCGCCACGGCGAGAGGTCGGGTCGGCACGCCATGCCCGTGGAGACCGATGTGCTGGCTGATGCAAACCACGCCACGATTGAGGCCGTGTCCTATCGGCCTCAATATGCCGTCCCCCATGTCAAGGGGGACAGGCTCACGCTCCCCGAACTCATCGCTCTCCTTGAAGTCAAATTGCACAAACCCGAGACCGAGATTCGCCCTGTGATTCACACCGACTTCGGGTTCACCGACATGGCGAGCGCTACGGCGGCCTTCACGGCCTCGTTGGACGATAGGTGCATGGGAGTGGTCAATGAACTCAAACGACGCAACCCAAGCCATTCCAGCCGTGTTTATTCGGCACTCTTCGCCAAGACCATAGGCATGAGCATGGAGGCGTTTGAGGAGGTGTGGGTGGAACTCGGCACGAGGATGGGCTATGTGGACCTACACAACACCGAGCACCGCCACTATCAGATGAGGACCCTCTTTGACGACCCCCGCTTCGTCTCCTTCCCGAACTGCTCCACGCTCAAGGCGAAGGGTTGTTGTGTCGGGGAGGTGTGCCCTCGCTACATTGACATGGGCGAGGCGAAGCCCCAGCGAATCATCAAGCGACGATGGAGGAAACGGACATGAGAATCAAGAGGATGGACCAAATCAAGGACGACCCCGAGAAGGTGGCTCACTTGCTCAAGACGGGCACGCTGGGGAATAAATTGGGGCTTCTGAGAGCCATGGGTCCCGACCACGCAGGGCGCGTTGAGGTCGGCGAGGCCATCCTCAAGGAACTGCTCGGGCGGCATCGTCGGATTGACCACCGAGAGCACCCGCTCATGATAGGGTATTTCAGCAACCTCGGCTTTGAGGTCGCTCACCTCAACACGGGGGACGGCGACATGAAGGGCGGCACCACGAGCGTGGAGCGCAAGGAGGACGACTTCATGGACTCGCTCTTTGACGACCGCTGGCTACGCCAATTGGGCGCGATGCGTGAGGAGGCAGAGCACTCCTACCTCATCATCACCAAGTCCTATGAGGACATCAAGAACGAGGTCCACGAGCGTGGTGTGAGCGAGCAGGTCTTGACGGGCTTCGTGGCCGCCCTGTGCGCCGTAGGCTACACGCCCCTGTTCGTCCCCGATAAGTGGGACGCCGCCGTCATTGTCCGCAAAATCATGGACAAAATAGACGACGACACCGCTCGCCTCTATGTCCCCCGACCCCGCTCACCCAAGGCGACCGAATATCGGAACGCCATCATTGAGGCCCTGCCGAAGGTCGGCATCAAGACCCGTAGGAAAATCGTGGAGGCGTTCCCGTCGCTGGCGGCTCTGACGAGTGCGTCGGTGGAGGACCTCGTGGCGATTGAGGGCATCGGGCAGAAAACCGCTGAACGGATTCATGAAATCCTTCATGCGGAATGACTATATAGGTGGGGCACTTAGGGGTATAACATGAACAACGACACGAGGGCGGTGGTCTGATGGCCAAAGGCAATTCCAAAGGCGTTCTCCGAGACCGCTTGGTCCGACAGGCCATCAAAGACATGAACGGCGCTCCGTTCGTTGCTGGCGACCTGCTGGACAAAATGACCTATTCACGCAACATGCCGACCGTCCGAGAGGTGGGCGGCGTGCTCTCCCAATTGAAGCGGAGCGGTGAAGTCATATACATGGGCGAGGTCGGTAGCCGTGTCGGTCGTGAACTGCTGGAAGCCGCAGGCTTGACGCAACATGGCGTCCGCAAGACGGGCCTTTACATCGCCGCCGACTCACCCAACGCTCCGAGGAATGACAATGACGACGCAACCGCAGACCTACCTTCAAACGATGAGGAATGAGACCACATGGACCGTGCGCCTCGGCATACGCTTCGTCTATGACACTTGGACGCCGTTCCAATGGGAGGGTGAGAACCTCGCCACGGGCATTCATGCCGTGTGCAAGGCCGCTCTGAAAGTCTCCGACGACGACTCGCTGGACGACCTGTATATGCTGGGGCTTGACCTTGACACCTTCGTCTCCAAGAACGAGGAGTGCGCCGTCAATTGGGGCCTCACCGTGTTCAAGACGCAGGGGTATTGGTTCGGCCTGCTGGGCTATCGGGAGCAATACGCAGACGGCGAGTGGGCTACGGCCTGCGCCGACGAGAGCATTCACGCCGCCGTCGGGCAATTGGAACCGACCAAGACCTGCTCCGCCGTGCCGTGGCGAAAGGACATGGTGCACCGAGTTCAGCCACGCAACGAGAACGGGGACTTCATGTCTCGGACGCCCGAGGACTATGAGAACCGACGCAGGCGAGCGCAGGCGGCCAACAAAGCGATTCGGGAGGCATTCCATGGATGGTCGGGCAAGGGCCGCTGGGACGAACTCATCGCCAAGGCAAACGCCAATCGGTCATGACTATCGGCCGATGGTTTAATATAGGAGTGCCCTCATGGGTGTATCATGGGCGCAACACAAAACCCCAACCATCCGACCTGCGAACAACGGACCCCATCGCGCATTAAGCGAGAGTTCCCCACTTGCGTTGTCCGTGGATGCGCTATTCCCGCCACTCACTCCGTCAAGTCTCGGGACATTTACATGGGCGGCGCCCGACTCGGCAAGTGTTGCTATCATGCAAATTGTCGGCAACACCAGCGAGAGCCTCTTAATTGAAATAGGTGGGAGTCGTGGTTCAACCATGCAATACCTCATCACGATTCGCTTTGAGCACGAGACCATTGAACTCACTCACGACGGCTCTCTGAGCGAGGCTCTCAAGGCCGCTTGGGCTGAGTGTAGGGAGCGCAAGGCGCAACCCGCTCACATCACCTGCTTGCGGCAAGACGCCACCGTTGAGGTGGACGAGGACGGCTGGGAAACGGTCTCCCCGATTGCACGAGCGTCATGAACCCTCAAGAACCCCGACTGCAAACACTACACCAATGCACGACGAGGACGAGAGCAACATGGCTATGAATTGGGTCGTCGCAGGCAAGCAGTCCATGGAGATGCACGGCTACCTGCCGAGCAACCAAGACGAACCCGTTATCATGGTCAAGACCTCGGGGTCGGGCATGTGGACCTTCAAGTTCACCGACCGCAAGGGCACGGGGCGCATTCAAGTCTCCAAGGGAGCGGACTACAACCCGCTGGACCTCATAGAAACCCTCTATCATCACATCACCAACATGCCGAGAGAAACGGCCAATAACCCCAAGGCGCAGACGATTGACTACGACGATGCAGTCGTGCAATTTGATGCGGACTTCGTGGGTGAATGGGCATGATGGCTTGGACGGTTGAGACAGACGACGGAGCGGTTCTCACCTCCGTGTTCACCGTGGACTCATGGGGCGACCTTTGTTGCGTCGCCGACCTCGTGGAGGAGAACGGTGAGTGGACGATTGAGACGGAGAAGGAGTCGTTCTCCCTGCTCCAACCCAAGGGTGATTCACACCAATACCTCGCCGCCCTGTTCGGGGCTGGGAACCCGCCCACCATTGACACGACCAAGCCCTTCATGAACTACCGTTCGGGCCTGCTCTCGTTTGATGTGTGGGAGGTTAAGTGAGTGGCCGAGACACCCGAGGAACTACGCGCCCTCCTGCGAGCGGCAGGTTTGCCCGTCTTTGAGTCCGAGACCTCCAAGGAACTCCGATACCGTGCACGACAGGCTGGTTTAGTGGCCTCCACGGCCACAGGAACGGGCGCTACGGGACCGCAAGGCCCTCGGGGTCTCCAAGGCCCAGCGGGACCAACGGGGGCCACAGGAGCGACAGGAGCGACAGGAGCGACAGGACCCGCAGGTGCTACGGGCGCCACGGGCGCGACAGGCCCCGCTGGGGCAGACGGTGCTGATGGGCTGGACGGTGCTACGGGCGCAACAGGCCCCGCAGGCCCCGCAGGAGCGGACGGAGCCGATGGCTTGGATGGAGCCACGGGACCCGCTGGCCCAATCGGACCGCAAGGACCCGCTGGTGCTGATGGTGCCGATGGGCTGGATGGCGCAACGGGGCCACAGGGGCCGCAAGGCATTCAAGGCCCAGCAGGTGCAGATGGGGCCGATGGTTTGGACGGTGCGACAGGCCCGCAGGGACCCGCAGGCCCGCAGGGACCCGCAGGCCCCCAAGGACCTGCTGGCGCTGATGGAGCGGACGGATTGGATGGTGCGACAGGTCCCCAAGGGCCGATTGGCCCTGAAGGACCCGCTGGACCCGCTGGTGCCGATGGGAACACGATTGACATTTCAGCGCTCACGGCGAATACGCAGATTGCCGACGCCGACCTGCTCCTCTTGGACGACGGGGCTAATGGGACCAATAGGAAAATCACCTTCACCGAGGTCAAGGAGTGGATTCGGGGCGACGGCGTGATGGTCGGTCGGGATGGCGGAGTCCATGAATTGAGAATTAGGGACTCTCGCGATGATGGCGAATTGTTGCCCGATTCCGTGGGCGATAAGCAGGTTCGGTTTGACTTCACCGACGACCTTAACACCTACACCCCGAGCGCCTATTGGACGGGGGTTATAACAATGAAGGGATGGGGTGGCTCATACCGAGCCTTCCAATTGCTATCGTCGGCATCCAGCGAGGGGACCTCGGCGGTTGATACCGAGCCGCTCTATTTCAGAAGCGGAGAGGATAATGTGTGGGGCGCCATGCGTGAAGTCTTAACCTTCCCCGTGGGGCCTACGGGGAGCACTCCGAACGCCGATGGGCTGGCTGGTCAAGTCCTACAAACGGACGGAGCGGGGACGCTTTCGTGGGCGAGCCTCAATTTTGTGGATTTGGGGCTTGGTGGTCAAGAGCCGTTCAATGTCGCTCCGCCCGCCACGGGGACAGAATGGCTGGGTGCTCCCCCCATCACAATTGAAGAAGCCCTCAACCGCCTCGCCGTCATCGTATCGGCCATGAATGGCGGGCCAATCCCTTGAGGTGATTCCTATGACGGGGCATAGACCACATGAGTGTGCGAACTTGGACTGCTGGTCTCGTCTCGGGGACGGCAACCGCCATGAGTGGTGCCTCCAATGTTGCATCAAGTTCGCCGTTTGGTGGGGGCGGGAGACATGACTTGGCGGCACGCTATGGAGTTCTATGCGGTCATGCTGGCCCTCATCATCGTCTTGGCGCCAGCGGCTCTCGTTCAGAGGGTCGTGGATTGGTTCAACCGTCGTTGATTTCATATAGGTGTGGCCGCCACGCTTGGGCATGAGTTCCGAGGAAATCCTTGCAGTTCTTGGCTTGCTGGGCATCGTGGGTGCAGTCGCATACCGTGCCTATATCAAACACAAATCCGCCATTGACGAGATTCTTGAGGACGGGTTGTCGCTTGACGACTTGGATGAAATCAAGGACCTCGTGGAGGACGCCAAGGAGGACATTGAGGAGGTCGTGAACCTCGTCTCGTCGCTCCCCAAGACCAAGACGGAACTGCGTGCCCTCAAGAAGGCCGAACTCGTGGCGCTGGCCGACGAGCATGACCTTGAACTCACGGGGACCAAAGCAGACCTCGTGGAACGCCTTCTCCCGTTGCTTTGACTTAATATAGGTGGGGCAACCACTTGACCTCATGAAGAATGTGTTGGGTCTTTTTGACGGCATATCGTGTGGCCAAATCGCCTTGGAGCGTGCGGGCATCACCTATGACACCTATTATGCTTCTGAGATTGAGGAGCAGTCAATCGCCATCACCCAACACCACTTCCCAAAAACGGTTCAATTGGGCGACATAACCAAATGGCGAGAATGGAACCTCCCATCACTTGACTTGATTATCGGGGGAAGTCCGTGTCAAGGCTTCTCATCGGCTGGGAAACGGTTGAACTTTGACGACCCACGGAGCCGCCTGTTCTTTGAGTTCGTCGCCATCATCAAGCACTACAAACCAACCTATTGGCTTCTTGAGAATGTGGTCATGCAACCTCACATCAGAGACGCCATTTCAGCCACGCTTGGGGTGGAACCCGTGTTCATCAATTCCAACCTCGTGTCCGCTCAGAACAGAAAGCGGTATTATTGGACCAACATACCCAATGTGTCGGAGCCTGCCGACGCCAACATATCCCTTGCGTCCATCCTTGAGGATTCTGAATACACCAATGGAGCGGGTATATGCGGGCGTAGGTTAAATGAGCACGGGCATAGGAACGACTATGACAAATCGTTGCCCATCGTTCAATGCCTTCAAGTCGCACGACACGATAAGGCGCCATGTTTGACCACCGTGAGCAAGGATTCAGTCGTGAGCAAGCGGGCGAGTGGCCGATACCCACACGCCTATGAATCACCCGTCTTGGACGATTGGCGGGACCTAACCCTCTTGGAGTGCGAGCGGCTACAAACCTTGCCCGACGGCTATACCGATGTTGCAGGTGTGCCTCCAAGCAAGCGCCGACGAATCATTGGAAACGGTTGGACGGTTGATGTAATCGCTCACATCATGAGACACATCTGAGCGTTGAATATATATAGGTGAACAGGCTGGACAAACCATGCCCCGCCATATCCGTGTCGTCGGTCTTGACCTCTTCTGCGGGTGTGGCGGAGCGACGCAAGGACTGTTGAACGCTGGCGTTAAGGTCGTTGGTTCATTTGACGGCTGGGAGGTCGCCAAGGCCATGCACGAGCATAACTTCCCCGATGTGCCCTTTGAACTGCGCTGGCTTGGGAAGGACCCTGCCGACGACCTGCGACGGATGGTTGAAATCCTTGCTCCATACCGAGCGCAAGGCGCTCATATCCATGTCCATGGCTCACCTCCATGTCAAGCGTTTTCCACCGCAAGCGGGAACCAATCAAAAACGACTCTTGAGGAAGGGTTGGCGAATGTGAACCACTACCTATGGCTCGTGGAGGAACTCAAAGCGCTGGACCTGTGCGACTCGTGGAGCATGGAGAATGTCATTCAAGTCCGAGCGCACTTCCCCCACTTGCCCCATCAAATCCTGTGGTCTCACGAGTTCGGAGTGCCTCAGAAGAGAAAGCGATGGTTCGCTGGTGAGGGTTGGTTGGCGAAGCCCACCTTTGAGGGCGCGGCATGGGACGAGGTTCTCAACGACCACACGCTCCCACTTGATGCGGTCCTAAACACCGTTGGGGCGGGGATTAGTGGCTCCAATAGGTTGCGTGCTTCCGACACCCCCCGAGGAAATCCCTCACGGACTCTCACACGCCA